CTAAAGTTACAAATAGTGTCAACGATAAAGCTCTAAGAGTTGTATCTGGTAATGGTGGCGGTTCTGGTGGTTCTAAATCATTTACTTCCACATTTGCCGCGTCAATATCTGTACCATTACCACGGCACAACCACGGTGCAAGTATGACCGAAGAAGGTTCCCACGTTCACAGTGGTTCGACTTCAGACGCGGGTGAACATAATCATACTGTTAATGAAACTGCACACTTCCATGGAAGTGGAACTTTGAGTGGATCCACCAAAACACTTGTTGATGCTACTAAGGTATTCCAATATGGTGGAGACGCCGTTGGAGCTCATGGATATTCGAATAGTGGTGTTTCTATAAGTGGAAGTACCGGCGCAAAGAAGACTAATATTTCACTTGAAGATGCTGGAGAACACAATCACACAGTATCAGTTGAAAGTGCTGGAGAACACAATCACACAATCACTATTGATCAAGAAGGAACCACTGGAGCATCAATGGATTTCGAGGTTCAATATCTTGATGTAATTATTTGTGAAAAAGATAATTACTAAGAACCAGGTGGTAAAGTGTCAATGGGAGGATGTGGTGTTACTTGGGCTTTAACAATCCCTTGTTGTAATGCATGAGAATACAACATTTGATTTTGATGATTTGCTTCTACTACTTCGTTTCTAAAACTTTCTACAGCAGCACCAGTTTGATTTGACTTTTGTGCGATCTCTACCGCCAACATTGGCATCCAAGAAATCGCACATCTCCACTCATCAATTTCTTGACCAGTGTTTGGATTTGTTCCTCTGACAAGAGTATACCAAGCACATTTATTTTCTACACACTTTTTCTGAATTAAGGGACAAAATTCACCTTTTTTCATCTTGTTAAATACTGATTTGGGTTAAAAATATTTATCCTGATATATTATAAATACAACTAACGGACAAAACATTATAGATAATGTCATTACTTAGGGCCGACAAGATTGCCAATAGGTTTAATAATACTGGTCCTATCATTGTAGGTCCTTCGACCGTTAGTGGTAATTTTACAGTTACAGGGATCGCAACAGTCCTTGGTCTCGGTGTTACAAATAATGTTTTAGTTGGAAATGCTCTTACTTCCAACTACATCACAGCAACAAATGGTGCATCACTTTTCAATTCAAATCTCACTGGTATTACAACCGCAGGTATTGTAACTGGTGCGACTTATTATGGTAATGGTGTCAATATTTCGGGTATTGTCACTGAGATAACACCTGGTCCTGGTATTCAACTTTTACCTGTTAATGGTAAGGGAAGTGTCAGAATTACTTCAACTGGAGTTGCAGTTGCTGGATACTCAACCAACGCTGGTCTTACAACTGACGTAAAAGGTGGATCAGCCGGTGCTGTTCTGTACCAAATAGCAACTAATGATACAGGATTCACTGCAGTAGGTTCTGCTGGTGAGATTCTTCAGTCAAACGGTACTTCAGCTCCATCTTGGACATCTCTTGCTGCAATTAATGTTGCATACGCTGACACTGCTGGTATTGCGACGAATCTTAAAGGTGGTTCTGCAGGTAGAATCCCCGTTCAAGATGGTATTGATTCTACCACATTTACAGCAGTAGGTCCAACAGGAAATATTCTTCTGGCTCAGGGAACATCAACTCCCATCTTTATTGATCCAAAGGCTCAACTCGACGTAAGAAGAGCAAAGTTTGCTGGTATCGCAACCAATCTTCAAAGTGGTTACATCTCATCCGCAACTTCACTGGAAGTCATCGGTGTTACTACACTTGGTATTACAACTGCAAGAACATTAGATGTTACTGGTATTACAACCACTAACTTACTTAATGTTTCGACTGCTGCAACAATTACCAATCTGACCTTATCTACTGGTCCTGGTGTCGCTGTAACAGCAATCCTGGACGAAGATGATATGGCGTCAAACAGAGCTGATGCTCTGGCGACACAACAGTCAATTCGTGCATATGTAGACGCAACTAGAACTGGTATCGCACTCACGTTCGACGCTGATACTGGCTCTGGTACAATTGATCTTGATGAAGAGACCTTCACCATTGAAGGCACTGCGAACGAAGTTTATACAATTGGTTTAGGAAACACTGTCACTGTAGGTCTTGATACTAACGTCACGATTCCCAATAATCTGACGGTTTCAAACTTCACTCAGTTGTCTGGACTGACCACTATCACAGGTCAGTTAGGTGTTACTGGTATCACCACTACACAGTTCTTGGATGTTACTGGTGTTGGTACTGTTCAAACTCTGGGTGTCACTGGAGTTGCAACAGCACAGTTTCTTGAGGTAACTGGAGTATCTACCATTGCAACACTGGGTGTTTCTGGTGTTACTACAACTCAATTCCTTGAAGTCACTGGTGTTTCTACTTTCCAAGGTGATGTATCACTGGGTCTTGGAGTTACAGTATTCAATGGTACGTTCGAGAATTCAAATCTCACGGGTGTTACCACAGTACAAAATCTAGGTGTTACTGGTATTACCACAACCCAGGCGTTAGAAGTAACTGGTGTATCCACACTCACTGGATATGTAACAGCTGGAACTGGTTTGACAGTTGCAGGTACTGGTATCACTGCAACCACACTGAATGTAACTGGTGTCACTACACTTGGTTTCACAACTGTCACTGATTCACTTTATGTCTCTGGTATTGCATCTGTGGGTGCAGCCATCACGATGTATGGTAACACTGGTATCGTCAGTGCTACAGCATTCTATGGTGATGGTTCAAACCTGACTGGTGTTGTTGGTCTGGTTTCTGTTACTAATATCCTATTTGTCACCCCTGATGGTAATGATGAGAATGATGGTTACTTGGTATCTTCTGCAAAGAGAACTGTTGGTTCTGCATTAACTGTCGCTCAGGCGTCCACCGTTGTTAAAATTTCTGCTGGTAATTACACAGAAAATAACCCAATTATTCTTCCAGAACAAGTTACTCTTCTTGGTGACAGTTTAAGAGAAGTTTCAATCATTCCACAAAACCCTGATGAAGATCTCATTTATGTTGCGAATGGTAGTTATGTAGAAAACATTTCATTTACAGGTTCATTGAATGAAGGAAAGGCTATTATTGCATTTAATCCCAATAAACCATCTTACGTCACACAGGGTCCTTACATAAGAAACTGTACGAACTTCATTTCAAACAGTATCGGTATGAAGATTGACGGAAGACACGTCATCGGTGATACGAGAGCAATGAACGTTGACTCCTATACCCAACTCAATCAGGGTGGTATTGGTGTTTCAATCTCCAATGAAGGTTATGCTCAGTTAGTTTCTATCTTTACTATCTACAATGATCAGAGTATCGTTTGTATCGACGGTGGTCAATGTGACCTTACAAACTCCAACTCTTCTTTCGGTAGATTAGGTCTTGTCGCTGATGGTCTTGGACCACAACAATTTATTGGAACTGTAACAGAAGCAAAGGCCGCAAATACAGATGTATTCCCAATTGATCTGGGTGTCAATTCACTTACAATCACAAATGCAGTTTATGATAATGTAACAGGTCTTACGACAATTACGACCTCTACCGATCATGGATTCAATGTTGGTATGTCGGTCACCATGAAGGATATGACCTTCACTTGTGATTCTGCACTACCAGTCACTTCATTTGGTATCTCTACAGCTAACTACAGTAATGTTACTGGAGTGATGACTGTATCAACGAGTATCGATAATAATTTCTATGTTGGTGCAAGTGTAACCTTCTCACAACTTGTATTCAGTTGTGATTCAGGTGGAGGTCCTTCGACCGCATTCTTCCCACCTGCACCTGGTGACAATAATGGTACACCACGTTATGTGTTTGATGTTATTGGTATTAATTCTGCAAGAGAATTTGAGGTCAATGTTGGTCCATCAACTATAGTTCATAACTATCAAGAAGGTGGTAATGTAAGTATTAGTACATTTGCTCCTTTCCCAAGTGGTGCATATGGATATATCTTTACCGTTGATTCTGTCCCATCATCAACACAGTTTAGAGCATATGTTGGTGTTTCATCTTTGGCACACACATATGTTAGTGGTGGTGAGGTAGAAACATTCGTTACTAGACCTTATGACGGTCAAGTTGTATACCTAGATGAATTATACAATTCTATTTCTGGAGTTACGATTACTAATGGTGGTTCAGGATATTCCACACCACCAGTCGTAACATTCTCTGCACCAAGTGAAACCTGGGGTGTTACTGCAACAGGTTCCGCCGTGTTGACGAATGGAGTTGTTACATCCATTGATATGATCTCAAATGGTAGAGGTTATACGGGAACTCCAACAGTTACCATTGATGGTACTGCTACTGGTGACCCTATCATCTTACCTACATACTATGTGGTTAGTAGTTCTACTCCTATAGTTGGGGGTATTTCTACAGTTACCTTTACTGAAAGGGTACCTTACGCGGTTGGTGTAGGAACAACAGTTCCATTCTTTAAACAGAGTAGAGTACTTGCTTCAAGCCATGCATTTGAATATATTGGTTCTGGAAATACCGCTCTATCCGCACTCCCACAAAGAGGTGGTGTAGCAATCCCAGCAAATGAGGTCATAAGTAAGAATGGTGGTCTGGTCATATACACATCTACTGACCAGTCAGGTAATTTCAAGATTGGTGATGGTGTGATTATTAATCAATTGGAAGGTTCTATCACAGGTGACGCATATCAAAGATCTCTGTTTGCAAACATTACACCTTACATTCTCGCATTAGGAGGAGGAGACTAAAAGATGGCATTAGCCCTTAATAATTATCAGACAATCACAGGTGTTGTCGGACTCAATACGGTCGGTATCTATACCGCACCTACTGGTTATAGTGCTATTGTCCTTTTAGCACAAGCAACCAATATTGGTAGTAACACACAGACTATCAGTTTTTCACACGAAAGAACCACTTCTGGTATCGCAGTTACGACTGAATTGTTGAAAGGGTTTCCAGTTCCTGCCAATGATGCTGCCAATCTTTTGGCTGGTAAACTTGTTTTGGAATCTGGTGATTCTATGGTTATATCATCCAGTAGTAATACTGACGTGAAATTCATCTCATCTGTTTTAGAGACACTTAATCAGTAATAACAATGGCAAGATACGGAAGTAACGACCGTCTAAATCTAAAAGTTGGTGTCAGTTCTTTTAGTGAAGAGAAAACTTCACTTGAAGTAATAGGCCGTATCGGGGTTGGTACAGATTCTGCGTTACAGAATTTGGATGTAAGGGGAGATGCTTATATCTCAGGAAGTATTGGAATCGGAACAACGGTTCCCGATGACGAAGTTACAAATAACAATACTTCAAAAATTAGTGTTGGTGTTGTTACCGCCAATGAGTATTATGGTTCTGGTCTGGGACTGACTGGAATCACGAGTGCTACTAACGCAACCAATATTTACGGTGGTGCTGCAGGACAGAT